CCTACATGAGCCTGAATTGTGAAGGCACCAATCCTACGGGATGGTCGTCCGCAACAGGTGCACCTGATATGGAAAATTCGCTCAGCCGGAATGAGATAGATCTCATCATGGCCGAGTGTAATCAAGAAATCTCCAATGACTTTTGTCATTGGGGGATTCCCCGACAGACTTCCCGCGGCTGCCTTATGGCAGATCCCGGTACAAAAGGAACACTTATGCTCCTCAGTCTGATTGCCGAAGAAGAGGCCCATTTGGAAACTCAACTCGGAAGAGAGCTCGTGCCAGAGGACTTTGGTCCACTGTCGACAACGCTCAAGAATCTATACAACCCCGCACGGCACTTTGGTGCCGCCGGAGACGATCACTCTGCTATTGGAGAGGATCGTTACCTAGATAAAATCGGTGAGAATCACACTAAAAATAGGATGAAACTCTCGACTACGAAACACGGGATATCTGCAAAAGCAGGTCGCTATTGCGAGGAGATCATTTGTAACCTTCCCGGAACAGTCTTCATCGGTCCAAAGACCTACGAAGAGAACCCGATGGTCGATAGCTGCAAAATGCGGCTAATCGGACCTGAAACAAAGCCCACTCAAGGGAGTGGTTCGGTCAACCCTGCCATTGGCAAGGGGCCGGCTTTGATGAAAAGACTTTCCTGGATGCCCAAAGGCTGGAAGATCTTTATGACAAGGGTGGGACGCGCGCGATTTTTCGCGCGGAACCGCCATTACCTCCCCAGGAAGCCAGCAGGGTACAGTCCAAAGATTGAACTGCCCGGCTCCCTGGGAGGATTACAACTCTCACCGTATGAGTGGGCCCGTTGGGACCCACTCCCAGCCCTAAAGGACTGCACGGATGAGCATTTTGCTATGATAGCATTTGCTGTCAATACCAAAAATCGAGAATGCCTGGAAGCGCTGTCCCGCTTTAGCGGAGACAAGTATGCGCGAGGAGTCTCGAAAACAAAGGTGAACAAGGATTCAATAGAAGCCAAGCTCCCTCCGCTCCCCAGCTACTCCTATGGAGAACTGAGGGAAGGACTGGTTGACGACGGAAAAATCCGTGAGAACTCCGGTTACCGCGCCACGGTTGGCGCGATTGCAAAATACGGCTTTGTTACCAAAAGGGAACTGGCCGCACGCATCGAGCGATTGGAGATTCAAAAGAAACTCTTCACGCACGTTCCAGACACGGGGTTCGAAGGAGCCACGTGGGAGAAACGATACCGGACCATGGACGCAGTCGCATGGGAACAACGGTATAAACACGGATACCCCCGATCAAAAGATTACGAGGGAATTGCGCGCATTATGAAGCAATCCACAAATGTGGACCAATTCAATTTATCACTACTCCCGAAAGACAAATATGTCCAGAAGGAGGAAACGATCTTTGAGTCCCCAAATGGGTCTCTGTATGATCTACAAGAGCTATTTGAGGCAGGAAATCTATCTCTAGATCTCCCACCTCTTTACTCTCGCGATTTCGCGGATTCTACTACTGTAGCGTCCAGCGAGATGGGTGGTTTCTAAAAACCAACCAAAGAGTCCACCGAGGCACAGCCGGCACCGGACCCTTACAAGAAACTAAGTACGTTCTCTGAACGCACCTGGTCTGTCACTTTGTGACTGATACATCAGGGATAGCATCTTGCTATTTT